TTTTGTCCAAAACCTTTTAAACTTTTCAAAGCAACTTAATATAACAGGGTCGCTTGGGTCAGTAAATTTTTCTCCTTTAAGCCACATCTCACAAAACTTATGAACCATAGAGCCTATATTTAAAATATTATCTCCTGACTTCTTTGCATTAGATTTAGCATTAGTAACTATCTTTTGTATCTGGTCGATTGGAATACCCTCTCGTTCCATTTCAGTTTTAATAGAATTAACTTGTTGGCTAATCTTCCAATTCTCTAACATTGGACTCGCTAACTTTCCAAGTAGTGTACTCATACCAACTACATATTCATTGTTATGTATATAGACGTGCTTTTCTTCATTGAACTCAATCGTATGACCATGTTCTAGCTTATGTATTGCCATTATTCTCTCCTTTAACTTTTATATCTACTTGTACTTTTTTTTTCTCATCAATCATAAATTTTTGTATGTTTGAATATAAGTTATCAATATCATCTTTAAATTGTTTAGTAGTTACAGTTCCACTAAGTTGTTTTAAAGCAACACTAATGTGTTGTAGTTCTAGTAGATTTATTTTCATTTATTCTCTCCCTTATATTGTTGTTTGTTTTTAGCTTTTGAAACACACACTCTGTTATATTCTTCTATAAAGTGTTCTGTTTTAAAATGATTTTTCTTTATTATTCTATTCATGGCGTTAATTCTTTTATCTTGCCATGTCATAGGCTTGTTTGAACGGATATACATTCTCTCTCCTTTTAGTTAATAATGTAAGTTCTTTATTGATAATTGGTTTTACAAAATAGTCAAATGTTACATTAAAGTATTCTGACAAAGCCAATAGATTTATCGGATTACAAAGATTCTGGCCTTTTTCGTATTTTTGAATCTGTTGGAACGTAACTCTAATTGCTTTAGCAACTCTAGTTTGGGTCATCTTATTAACCAATCTTATCTTCCTTAATTGTAGCCCTATAACTTGAGTAACAATTTTATCGTTATGTTCTCTACTAATATTCCATTCTTCTAATAGATTATGAATTGAGATATTAATTTCTTCTACTGTATTATTTTTGTTCATGTTTTCTCCTTTAGTTTAAAATTGCGTGTCCTCGAAGTGATAGACATTTTCTCATAATTGACTCATACTTTGTGTCCAAAGTTGGACTCACTGACCAAAATAAAATATTACCTACAAAAGTAGAATTTTCTTTGGCTATTGTTTTACAATGTTGAGTATCGTTAGTTATTTCTCTAGCTTTATCTGTGTTAAATGTTCCTGATCTACCAGCAGTATCTATAATTGGTCGATAGGTACAGGCTTGTAATAGGGTGGCAAGTAGCCCACATAAAAGTATTGTTTTTTTCATATCGTTTTTATCCTCTCTATAAAGTTACTTGATGGTATTTAATTTGATGTAGTTTCCAAGCTGTAACTTTTTTCTTTTCCTTTAGTGCTAACAGTTTTTGTAACAAATCCTTTTCTTTCGTTATGAATTTGTCGTACTGCATTTGCAACTTTGGAAGTTTCTTGTCCATTTGCTTTTTCCTTTAGTTGACTCACTTGATTTAACAAATGAGTATCTACAGGGTTAATCATCTTCATCTCATCCTGTAAATTCTGTAACTCCTCTAATGTAGTTTGAGGGTTAATTATTCTCTGTAGTCTTTTAGACATCTCTTTAGTAAAGTTTGAGTTAGTTGGTATTCTCATTATATACTCCAAACGTTGTAAGCAACCTAACATGATTGCAGTTAAACAAAAAGCTGAAAAGATAAAACCTAAAGTGTAGTATGCTATTTTTTTCATTATCTATCTCCTATTGTAAATGAATAATGGTTTTTTGGGTGTGGGTACAAACCAATTTTTTCAAAAGATTCAATGAAAGCTGAATTCAATTCATCAGAAAAAAATTCACTATCAGTTGATAGATACTCATAAGAAATAGCACCATCCATTGAAACATGGTAATCTCCATTTTCATTTTTCCAAAAATAAAACCAAACTTTTTTATCTGTGTACCAATCAAAAGTAATTTGCTTTTCAGTAGTAGCACCACCAAAAGTTGCTGGTTCAACTTTGATATTAGGTTTTTTAATATCATCAAAATAAGATGGTATTAAATTTGTTAATATTTTAGTTAATTTATTTTCTGTTATTTTTTTCATTATGCTCTCTCCTTTAGTTGATTTAATTCTTGTTTAACTATTTCTAATCTATCTTTTCTCCACCCTATATTAAAATCTGGGTGCATTTCTAAAGTTAGTTTTTCTCTGTCTAACTCTCTAATTTGAAATTTAATTTTAGGAATAAATCTTCCTAAATATCTATCGTATTCCATTTTCATTATGCTCTCCCTTTTAATGTTTTTTTTAACTCTTTTATTTTTGGTATTTGTTTTAAAACTTGATCTTTGTTTTTACCGATATAAGTTTTTCCATACCATTTAACAAAAAAATTATTGTTAAACTTAATTTTACTTTCAACTATAACATTTGTCATAGCCAATTCTCTACGAAGTTGTTGCTCTACTATTGTGTTCATTCTCTCTCCTTGTTTGTTGTTAGTTAATTTATTTAACATACAAATAAAGTACCAGAATGGTTGTATTATGCAAATGTTATTTTTGGCGTAGAATATAGCTTATTTAAGCAATTTTAATTTATTTTTCTAATTTAGTTAGAATTTTGTTGAAATAACAAATCAGTAATATAAAAAACGAATCAATTAAAGATATGATTATAAATAAAAAATATGTTAGAGAGAATTATCCGAAAGGATATAAGTATTTATTTTCATATCATATACTTAATTGTGTTGGGTTGGCCTCTCTCTCCGACCCAGCACTTAACAGAGAGAAAACGAGATGCAAAAACAGTTAGATATATTTGATACTGATTACGAGTCTTGTAATTACACCAAGACTAGCCAAGAAGCATTAGCCACAATAAAGCCTAAGATTAAAACTAAAAGAGAACAAGTCTATGATCTTATAAAACTTAACGCACTAACTAATTACGAAATATCAGATGAGTTAGATATGCCTTTAAGTTCTGTTTGTGGTAGAGTCCATGAGTTGCAAGAATTAAACTTGATAGAAAATTCTGGTAAGACTAGAAAAACTAAATATGGAAAACAAGCAATCGTATGGCAAAAAAGAAAGTAGCGACAAGGCTCGAAAGAGAGCATTTAAGCAAGGTTGCTAGTTTAGGGTGTCTTGTATGCCAAAGACCAGCTAACGTGCATCACATAAGGCCGATAGGCTTGGGAATGGGTATGAGATCAAGCCACTACCAAACAATTCCTCTTTGCAGAGAACATCATCAAGGTCAGTTTAGTATTCACAACTGTAAGCAAGAGTTTGAAGCTATGTATGGTACAGAACACGAAATGTTACAAAGAACCTTAAAAGAGATTGAGAATATAGAAGAAGCAAATAATTTTTTTAACTATAACAAAGGAGAGAACAATGATTAATTTAAAAAAGTTTATAAAATATAAACCTGAAAATGAGAAAGAATGGAAAGTTTATTTTTTACTTAATAGAAATAAAATTGTTTATATAGGTTTTACAAATAACATTACTCGTAGGTTGCAATATCATAGTCATTATTATGACCCTTTTATGAGTGGTCAAATGAAATGTTATTTAGGTATAAAAAAATTTACCTCTTATAGATATATTGTTATTAAAGATAAAAAAAAGGCATATGCACTAGAACATAAATTAATAAAAAAATATATGCCATTATATAATAATAATAAAAATTACTATTGGAAACCAACAGCAGAAATAATTTATTCAGATAAAGCTATAAGCACAAGATTACATAGTGGTATCTTTACTAAAGAAAGAACAATTTGTGAATGGACAAAAAAAAGAGGAGTTATAAATGGCTGAAATGAGAGATGAACATTTTGAGGTTGTATCTAGTAATAAAGCTAGAGAATATGAAAAACAAAAAAAGACCACAAATATAATTAAGACTCTATTAAACAGATATTCAAAAAAACAATTAATCGAGTTAATCGAGAAAGAGAGTAAGAATGGCTAAAAAGAGAGGTTATTTTATTTTATATAGGGATATATATTCTAGCCCTGTATTTAAAAATTTATTACAGGCGAGTTGTTGGATATATTTTATTAGTTCTGCATCACACCAAGATAAGACTTTAAAGTTTTTAGGGTCAGAAGTTTTTATAAAACGAGGAGAAGCTATTATGCCTTTAAGAGTTACAGCTAAAAGATTTGGCATGACTTATTCTGAAATGCGTTCTTTCATACTACGTCTTGTGCGTAGAAAAATGATAGGCACTAGAACGACCCAGCTACAGCCCACTAACAACCACCCTAGCCGAAAAGTATCAATTATTAACCTTATAAACTATGACAAATATCAGTATGTAGAATCCGAAAAACCACCTACAGCCCACCTATCGCAACAAGTACTAAATAACAATACTAATACACATATACTAAATAGTAAGTCTAGCAAAGATAAGGTTGTGAATAATGGGTATAAGACTATTGGAAATTGGGGAGAGTATAACATCTTGCTAAAAGACAATAAAAAATACTTAAAACATAAATGGAAAGATGAGCCTATTAAAGATTATCAATGATTGCGATATTAAGGATATTTAAGTATGTAAGAAAAAGATTGATTAATTTGTCTATTGAAAATAAAAGATTAAAGATGCAACTTGAATTTTACAAAGCGATAGTAGAAAGCGATAATTCTAAGAAACACTAATGGTCAGAAAAAAGTCAAAATTTAGACACATTTCAATATCGAACAAGAAATACTACTTTTACCAAATTAAATGGTGGGATATTCTTGGAGATTCTGGTCATGCTGGAATAAAAGAATTTGATTTAATGAAACCAGCCCTAATGACAACTACAGGATATGTCTATTCTAAAGATAACAAACATCTAAAAACATTTGCTAGTTATGATGAGAATGAGGAGTCTTTTAGTGATAGAAATGTCTTTCCTATTGGTTGCATTAAAGAGATGAAAAAGATAGAAATATGATACCTTTTCCAAATAAAAAATATAATATTATATATGCTGACCCAGCTTGGAATGTTAAAAATGGTTGGTCATCTACTTCAAGATTACCACAAAATTTACCTTATCCAACAATGAGTCTAAAAGAAATTGGAAATTTACCTTTAAAAAATATTAGTGAAAAAAATTGTAAATTATTCATTTGGACAATAAATAAATATTTACCTGAAACTTTTAACATTATAAAAAAATGGGGTTTTAATTACAGTACAACTTTATTATGGATTAAAAAACCAAAAGGATATGGTTTAGGTGGTGCATTTGCAACAAATGTTGAATATTTAATATATGCAAAAAGAGGAAAAGTTAATTTTAAAATAAAAAACAATACTTGTTGGTGGCATTTTGATAGATCAGAACACAGTAAAAAACCAAGTTTTTATCGAGATTTAATATCTAATACTTTTGATGAAAAAGATAAAAAAATTGAATTATTTGCAAGAGAAAAAGTTGATGGTTGGGATTGTTGGGGAAATGAGGTATAAGAATCAAATATGAAAAACGACATAAATAAGGCAGAAACCACAATTAAGACAAAATCTATAGGAAGACCAAAGAAAGAATTAGATGAAGATATTATCGCAAAACTTTCACAGATTGGTTGCACTCAAGAAGAAATAGGTTCTGTTGTAGGAATTTCTGCTAGACAGTTGCAAAGACGATATGCCGATTTAGTTGCAGATAATAAAAACAAAGGTAAAGCTAGTTTAAGAAAGAAACTTTGGGAGAAAGCACTTAAAGGCGACCCTAAGTTACTTATTTGGCTATCTAAGAACGAACTTAATATGGTTGATAAGATACACACCACACAAACTGTTGAACCACTACCATTAATTATTGATGCTAAAGCTGACGAGGTAAATGGCTAAGAAAAAAGGTAATCTATTTGGTGCTACAATCGAATACACTAAAACAACTAAAGGAACTTCTATTGGAAGACGAGGAATAACAAGTACATTAAATAAACATAAACGAAGACAACAAGGAAAAGGGAAATATCGTGGACAAGGTAAATGAAATTGGAGAGAATACATTTTTAAAATTAAGACAACAGAGAGATCAAGCAAGATCAGAATGTGATCAAGCAAAGATTCAAAGAGATGTAGCTTTAAGAAAATTAAATAAGGCTTTGCAAATAGCAAAAGATTTAAGGAAGTTAGTAGAGCATGGACAAGAAACGAAGTAATTTTTATCCTAATGGAGAGATAATAGATTACTCACTACCACAATCATTTGAGTTAAGTAAAACAAAAGAAGCCTGTGGTAATTGTGGACTCTACAGTAATAAAAGATCATTCTGTGGTAGGTGGGGAAGTAAAGGTGTTAAAGATACTTACGTTTGCCATGATTGGAGAAAAAGGTTCTTTAAGAGATAGTTTTATGATATTTAGTTTATTATGGCTAAATATAAAAACAAAACTGTAAAACTTAACAAACCATCAAGAGGAGATGTTAAGAAGTTTAAAGTATTCGTAAAAGACAAGAGTTCTGGCAGAGTTAAAAAGGTTAATTTTGGCTCTAAAGAAATGTCAATCAAGAAACATATTCCAGCAAGAAAAAGATCATTTATGGCTCGTATGGGTGGAGTTCTTAAAAAGGTAAGAGGCCAAAAGACTCTATCTCCCGCATATTGGAGTATCAGAGCATGGCAAAAAGGATTCAAAGTATGATTGATAATATGTTTTATAAATTTTTTGGAATGGTAGATAATTTTATGGGTTATTTGTTTGATAGGTTTGTATCTGATGACCCTAGACTTAAAAAGAAAAAGAGAAAAAAATGAGAGATACTAAAGTTTTAGAGTCTTTTAAGAAACACGCTGAGAAGAAGTTAAAAGAAATGAGTATATTTAAGAATTTAAAAAAAGAAGTAGAACATGGTGCTAATGGTACACAGCAGTATGTAATTAAAAAAGGTATTAACAAAGGTAAGATTGCTAAATGAGGATTAATATGAACTATTATTTTACGGGTGGTATCATTATTGCATTTGTTTTATTAACATTTTTGGTAGCACCATTATGAAAATATCTGAAAACACATCTGTAAGTATGCCAATTCGTAACATGGCTATGATAATTCTGGGTGTAGCAATGGGTGTTTTCGCATATACAGAAGTTACTGCTAGACTTACAAGCCTTGAAACATCAAGAGAATTATTCCAAGCTGATTTACTTAAAAAATCAGAACAGAAACCTACTGACCAAGAACAGTTTATGTTAATTGAAAGCCTTTATGGAGATGTAGAAAAATTAACTGAAAACCAAGAACAAAACATGACCAATAAAGTTAATATAGAATTTCTTAAAACACAGTTAGAAAAAGCATTAACTGATATTGAGCATTTAAAAGATAAGGTAAGAGCCAATGGAAACAATTATCAGTAGTGTGGTTGCTTTGTGTATGTTTGTAGCTGGAGAATTACAAGAACACAGAATCCAAGCTAAGATGTCAGATTGTTTAAAAGGCAAAAGAGAAGCTGAAAGAAATGCTAATAGTAACATTGAATATAAGTGTGGCAAAGTACAAGCTGAATTAGAAGAAAATATAGATGGCAGTAAATCAATTAAAAAGATAGTATCTGACAAATGAAATTTATTTTGGCTTTTTCAATCTGTTCTGCTCTCACAGGAATGTGTAACAACACTATGACTATTGATAAAAAATTTAATACTTGGTCAGAATGTGTTGTTGGTGGAAGTCAATTAACTATTGCATATGCACAAAAAATGGAAGAAAAAGTAAATAAGGATAAATTATATATTACTTATTTCTGTAATGAAGATCACTCTAACAAAACCCCAACTTAAAGTAAGTAGTTCAGAAGCTAGATTTAGAGTCTTAATATCAGGTCGTAGATTTGGTAAAACTTATTTAGCTGTAACTGAGATGATGAAATATGCTTGTCAGCCAAATAGAAGAATTTGGTATGTAGCACCTACATTTAAAATGGCTAAAGAAATCGTCTGGGGAACACTCAAAGAAATGCTTAATCAATTTAATTGGATTGAGGATATAAACGAAACAACAATGACTATTACCATAAGACAATCGAATAGTACAATCTCACTAAAAGGTGCAGATAACTATGATTCACTTAGAGGTACAGGATTAGACTTTTTAATCTTAGATGAGTTTGCAGATATTGATAAAAGAACTTGGTATGAGGTCTTAAGAGCAAGTATATCTGACAGATTAGGCCATGTACTATTTTGTGGAACACCAAAGGGATATGGTAATTGGTCTTATGAATTATATTTAAAAGGAAAGCAAGATAACGATTGGGAGTCTTTTCAATATACAACTATTCAAGGTGGTATGGTTACACCAGAAGAAATAGAACAAGCTAAACAAGATATTGATATTAGAACTTTTAGACAAGAATTTGAAGGTACGTTTGAGAACTACGCTGGTGCTGTTTATTATAATTTCCATCCTGTAGATAATGTTGTTAAAAAAGAAATAGATTGGACAAAACCTTTACACATAGGATTAGATATGAATGTTGACCCAATGTCAGCTTGTGTAAGTCAATTAGAAAAAGATAAAGTTTTTTTTATAGATGAGATAGTTATATATGGTTCTAATACTGATGAAATGGTGCAAGAAATAAAAGATAGATATGGAACTAAAATGCCTATTACCATTTATCCAGACCCAGCTTGTAGGCAGAGAAAAACATCTGCTGGTGGAAGAACAGATTTATCTATTTTACAAAATGGTGGTTTTAAAGTTAAGGTCAAACACAAACACCCAGCAATAAGAGATAGAGTCAATTCAGTAAATGCAAGGCTCAAAGATTCTAAAGGAGAAAGACATATTTTTGTTTCACAATCTTGCAAAACGCTGATAAAAGGGTTACAAAGACAAATATACAAAGAGAATACAAATATTCCTGACAAGGAAGATGGATTCGATCATATGAATGATGCTTTGGGCTATATGATTGATTATTTAAAACCATTAACTACTCAGGCAAGATTTAATTCTCCTACAAGATGGACAATGAAGTAATTTATGGCATACACTAGAGATCAAGCAATAGACACCCACAAAGACTACTCAGAAACAATAAATAATTGGGAGTATTATATTAGATCATACAATGGTGGTTATGACTATATGATAGGCCAATACCTAAACAGATATAATTTAGAATTAGATAACGAGTTTAATCAAAGACTTGCAAACACTCCATGCGATAACCATTGTAAAAATATTATACAAATTTATTCATCATTCCTTTTTAGAGTTAGACCAAGTAGAGATTTTGGTTCTATGCAAGATGAAGCTAGTTTAGAATCTTTCTTAAAAGATGCTGATCTTGAGGGTAACAATTTAAACTCTGTAATTAAACAAGGTCAAAACTATGCGTCTATTTATGGTCATTGTTTTATGATTTTAGATAAACCAAATGTAACTACAAACACACAAGCAGAAGAACTAGAACAAGATATTAGACCATACTTATCAATCGTTACTCCTGAAAATGTTTTAGATTGGAATTTTGAAAGACAACTAAATGGTAAGTACGAACTTAACTATTTAAAAATTAGAGAAGAAGTAGATAAACAAGGTGGAACTTATATGCGTCTTTGGTATCCTGATAGAATAGATACTATTTACATGGCTGAAAGAGAAGA